CACACTCTTGCATCGCTAAAAGGTGGATTCATCCAAACCAACCCCCCCCCACTCTTGCGCAAGGCCGTCATCTGCCTGGCTGAACCAACGCTTAGCAGGTATCCACGGTATGCCCTGAGCAGGTGCAGCTACGTCTATGTCAAAGGTTAACCCCATTGAGTCAAACAGCCATTTAGGCGTGTAATAATCGTTGCTAGTCATATCCTCATTAACTACGTTGAACAGGCTATTTTGCATCCTTGCCCCAACCTGTGCCCTTAAATATGGCACCTACTGGGTCATAAACACGGCGCATATCAAAGCCACAGCATTTAGGTATATTCACATCGTGGATAGATCGCTGCACTTCATAACGTATCGAGCAGCTTATACACTCATACTCATACATCGGCATAAGTAACCAACAGGCATACACTCATTTTGCTACATATTGTGCATTGTAAAACCTTTACGTTTTCAGGCAGGTTATCTGTAACTATGCGCTCTATCTGTTCTGTAATTTTCTTACAGCTGCGACACTCAAAGCGTATTGACTTGCTCATAGCTGCACCGCCTCGGCAACAGGCAAAAGGGCCACGGTCTTATCAACCTGGCCCCCGCTGTCAAACTCTGTTTTAGAGGGGAGTTTTTTAACCGTCCACGTAACTTTAGTTTTCTTTAGATTAAACGCATAGATGCCTTTAGGTGTGGCATTAACATAAAACGGCGTAAAGCCCAGGCGCTCGGCCTCTTGTGTCAGCGCCTCGTACTTGTCGCGCTCTAGGATTAGTTCGTCATAATGCGTATGCCTGCACTTTAACTCGATATGTAGCCTATAGATCGTACTTGTACAGTCGTGGCTGTCGTATTGGTCTTTGCTCTTTTCTAAATCGCTCAGGTACCAACCTTTTATGTAATTAAATAGCTCTTGCTCGTTTTCTATCATCGGCAACCTTTGCAAAACCATATAATGTTTTCTTTAGGGTCGCTTTTTTGATAGCCAAACTGATCTAACTGTGTGACCATAGCGCACTTATCGCATTGTTCAACCTTGTACTCAGCTGCTAGCTCACCGTTTATAAAGAGTTTGCCTGTCATAGCCTGTAAGTTTATTAGCTCGTATTGGTCGCTCATACCTGGGGCGCCCAACCTGTAGAGGTTTGCATATACCAAACTGGCTCACATTGTGTGGCCTTGCTCTTTTCAATACAGCTGTAATTGCCCCACTCTTTGCCTGTTTTGGCGCTAGTGCCAGTACGCCAAACGCGTGCCCCGTGCTTACACTCAGGTTTGCCTTGTAGGTAGATGCCGCCTAGCTCGTTTTTAACTGCCTCTATGGTCTGTGCCACGGGTGTGGTAGCCCATAAATCATCACTAACTGGCGCTACATCTTTAGTGCTAAGCGCCTCTACCTTTTCCATATCTTGCTTAGTACTGCGTGCAATACCGCCAGGTGTAAGCAAACCGACAACGCGCCCGTATGCACTCGTTACCGCGTTTTCTACCCAAAAGTGTAGGTTTACGCCTCTATCGCTACGCATCTCAAAGGCATAATCAACAGCGCTCGGTAGATGATCTTCGTATTCACGGTAGGCCTCAGCCTTAATAAGTACATAACCTTTTGTTACGTCTATGTCCTCAATAGATGCCACTAGACGCAAAGTTGGGTATTCGGCCCGCGCTCTGATAATCCTAGCGTTAACGTCCTCGTATCCTTCAAGAAAATTACTCATTTAGAGGCCTCGTGTTCACGTAGTGCCTTAGCGATATTACGGCCCCGTAGGTAACCTTCACCTAAGCCTATTTTGTAGCCAATCTCGTAAGCTGCGTAGATAAATAAACCTACGAATAAACACAGTATACCTACTACCATTAAATCTAAACTGTTCATCGTTCGCCCTTTGTTAAGGCCGATAAAGCTACTAACCGAGTAGCCCTCTCAGCGTGTGGTTAAAGTATGAACCCACCCACCGACAAAAGGCAACGCGACACGCCCTACTTAGCTAGCCTGTCCTCTAAAAGCATCTCGTAAATCTTGTCCACGCGTATCTCTATACGCTCAACACGCCCTACAAGGTTATGCCCGCCGTTACCGTCAGGCTTTAGCTCAGATAGGTAATACTTAACAAGGTGGCGTACAAGCCCAGCCATAAGGCCCCCTAGCGTGGCGATTCCCAACGCCATAGCTACATATGCCTGGGCTTGCGACACTTACTTAGCGCCTATGCCTAGTTGCTTCTCATTGGGTGCTAGCGCCTTTAGTACTGGCCCAATTAGCCCAGCTAGAAAAGCATTAGCTAGTACTTTAGGGTCTGTAATGCCTGATAGATACAGCGCACCCACGCACGATAGAGCTGCACGTAGGTAAGACAGGCCAGCGGCCTTTAGTTGCTCTTGCATTGTATTGCTCCTTAGTGCCCTTAGTTTACTTGTTTAAGTACGCCCACAGTATTAGTACCTGAGGCCGTAACTCCATAAAGGCCCTCATTATCGCCTACTAACAGTTGCATTTTATCGCCATTATCTAACTTATAGCCGTTAGTTGTACTTACGTTGGCATCGCCTAAATAAACAATTCCACCACCTGAGTTATGTAGCCATACGGTTTGATCCATAATGTTTGCAGCTACTAAAACTGTAGCTGTAACTCCTACGCTTACTTGTGCGCTAGTTGGCATTTTCTATTCCTAACTTGGTAATTAAAACCCTGACCTTTTCAGGGCTTAAAGATATCTCAAAGTGCATCTCATCTTTACGGTTTTTGTAATCCCCGCCCCAGGTGAGGCCATACTTTTTAGCCAGGGCACGGATCATAGGTACCTTGCTGGCCTCAAACGTGCCTACCTTAGCTAGTGGGTGTTTAGTTGCATTGAGGTCTAGCGCTGTGCCGCTACTGTGGTTACTAAGCTTGTCGGTAGTGCCTCGCACCATTCGGTAGCAATAGCCCCAGTCATCTAAGCCCCCGCCCTCTAGCGGCTCTATTAGCTCGTTAAAATCTTTAGCAAAGTTAATAAGCAACGGCGCTACCTTTTCAGCGCAACGCAGTTTAAGGCTTGTGCCCTCTACCTTGTAAGACTTTATACCTATCTCGGCCTGATCCTTAGATGCTGGCCACCCGTTATAGCTAGTTAGGCTCACTAGGTAATTCAATCTTTCGAGGATCTGCGTTACTTGCAGGTAAATCGCGTAAGGCTTGTCTAAAAGTAACCCACGCAGCTTTATCTACAGGGGCATCGGCTAGCTGAGTCCAATCCGTGCGCGCTAACTCAGTATCGCGCCAATGGCGTAAACGAGCTAAATAAATCTCATCGCTAACATTTTCATCATTACCTAGATTAGATATAAACCTTGTCATTATGCCACCTCATAAGTAATAGTTGTATAGATACCGTAACCATTTGCCCACAATGTACTACTGCCGTTATATTGGATAATTCCAATTTTATTATCCGATGCTGCAACATAAACTCGGCACGAAACACCGATAACGCTATTTTCCATACCATTACCTACATACGCCTTAGCCGCCGCCGTAAAAGGTAAAGTGACTGTCATATCGCCAGCTGCAGTGCCTTTATTTGTCACATAGATATCATTTTCTACGATACAAACTTTACCAATTCTTTTATATCGTCCTGTTACGCTAACAGTAGTCGCCGTACCGCTACCAGCCGCTATCGTTGGGCTGTAAGTTGTAAAGGCGCTTATATTCCATTTATTGCCTGTCGCTTCGGTTGAGTCTGCCTCTAAAAATGCAAAATCTGCACCAATAGGTAAACGAGCGTTACTAGTAGAGTATGTAAATAAATCACCTTTAGTAGTTAAAGGGGATGAGCTTGCAGGAGCAGCCCATTTTAAGCCAGTTGCCTCAGCTGAGTCTGCAGTAAGTACTGTGTTATTTGCTCCTACGCCAAGACGGCTAAAAGCATCTGCTCCTGTGCCTGCTACTAAATCACCTTTAGCATCTATAGCTGTGGCCATTGAATTAGTAACGGTTACTGTGCCGCTAGTGCCACCGCCGCTAATACCTATGCCAGCGCTTACGCCTTCAATATCACCTGTAGCACCTGAGGCTACCCACGCTGCACCGTCATAATACCAAAGCCCGTTAGTGTCTTTAGTAAACGCAAACTGCCCTTCTTGTGGTGAGGTTATAGCTGCATCTCTTGCCGCCGTAGATGCAAAGACGTTAATACCTTGCATTAGGTAGCCGTTAGTGTCAGCTGCCGTAAGTACCTCGCCAGTAGTAAAGGTCTTAAAACCTAATCCAGCTGCCATAGTCCTAGCTCCTTAATAACTTAATACGCCGCTGTCAAGCAAACCGTATATGGATGAGTCTAATATAAAGCCGTCAATAATTGGCTCTAAAGTAGTGAGTGTTGTTTTCCAGCTATTAGGCGTAATGCTTTGAGCCACGCCAAACACCTGCAAAGTCTTAGTTAACGTTGATCCGCCAGGTTGGTTAGTTGTAATAGTTACAGGGTCAAAGTAGTCAAGGTCTAGCGCTGCAATAATGCCTAAATTGTAGTTATCGGTATAGAGGTCAAGCTGAATAGCATCGCATCGTATAGAGGTCTCAGCTCTAGATGCCACGTATGCCTGGGCGTAATCCAGGGCCACGGCATCGGTTTGCATTAGCAGGTTTTGTTGGTTGTAACTATGCACAAAGTACTTATCTATGCTGGGCTGGTTTATGGCTACCTGAGCCGTGCCGCCTGTACGGGTAACGCTGGCTGAGTTGTAAACCAGGGTATCGTCAAGGCGCCACACCGCATTAAAGTAGCTAATATCTGAGCCGTTATCGTTAAATACTGTAGGCGTAGCCCCTGTACTGCCAGCCGTTACGTTACGATCTTGAAAGACAAACGAGCCAGCGGCATCTACATACAAGGCCCCGTACTCGCTAATCTCTACCGTTTGCATAGCTGCAAGGCTTGTGCGGGCTGTGCCTGGGTCTGCCTGCATAGTAGTTAGGCCAGCATCTACGTCACGCATAGATACGGGCCAGTCAATAGCATCTAACAGGGCGTTAATTCTTGCACCGCTAAGCTGACCCGCTGAGGTGCCAGCCACAGTACTAATCTGTGCATTTTGTGCCAACCTAAAAGCATCTACAGCTGTAATAGTCGTATAAACCACATCAAGGGCATTTTTAGGTGTACTGGTTTGATAGCTAGTAATAAAGCCTGAAAATATAGGGTAAGTAGTCGCACCGTATGTAGCCGTAATCTGCACTTTACGCATAGGCGTTAATAAGTTGTAATACGGCCCGCTGGGGTTTTGTGGGTTAAAATCACCGTTCTGGTCAACGATACGCATAGTAAGTGTGCCCGTTTGGAATTGATCGGCCTGGGCGTTACGACCTCTTTTAGTTTCTATGCTATCTACTTGGTTAGATACGTCAACAATAATTGCTGCACTATCTGCTAACACGTTAGTGCCTAATATGCCAGTATCTAAAATCATAGCCTGAGCAAAACTAGGCCCAGTACTAAAGTTAATAACGGCGTTAACTACAGGTACGGTCATATCGCCCCAGCAAAATTAAGGTTATTGCCAAACCTGTTATTTTCTTGTACCGCAGTTTGTACTACTTCAATGAGGCCGCTTGTCTTGTCTATAATCTCAACAGTTACAGCTGTACCTGATCCATAGCCCCCGCCTCTGTTCATATCGGCGCTATAGCCGCCAAAGTCTCCTAGTTTTCTTTGGAACTCAATAAGGTCTAAATAGGCTGCGTAATTTTCTTGCTCTTGCAAAATCGCAAAAGCTGTAGCGCGCTCGGTAGCAGCATCGGCATATTCTATAACTGCATCTATAGACGTGTTAGGGTCAAAAACCACAGGTGCTACATAATCTCCTGTAGGGATACCTGAACTTGATTTAGTGCTAGGTGTTGCCCCTGCCTGTGCCAAAAGCCTTAGCATCTCGCGTATTTTGTCTAAAGCCATATTTAGATTTTCTTGATCTATAAGCTCTTTAGGTTTGAGATTATCCAAAACTGTTTTAATACTTAGCAAGGTAAAGTTTTGGCTTTGCAAAGTACCTAGTATTTTTAAGTCCTCATTGAGTTGCTTTGTAGCGCGTTCAATACGGGCTACATCTTTAGAGGCTATGGCATCTTCAAGCTCGTTTATAGATTGCTTTACCTTTAGGCGCTGTACGTCATTGGCTATAGCTAGTACTTGTGCCCCACTCGTAGCTTTACCTAAAGCCTCAGCCTGGCCAATTAAGGCTGCGTTAAGTTGGATTTTCTCTATATCAAAAACATCTGCACCCTTGTTTAATGCTAACTGGCCTGCAGCTATAGCTTTATCTAATTTAGCCTGCTCTTGTTTTGCTTTAAGAGTGTCTTTAGCGCTTTTAGCCTGAGACTTAGCTAAAGCCGCTAACTCTTTATTACGCTTAATAGCCGCTAACTCAGCTGCTTTTTGAGCTGCAGCATTAGCTCTGCCTGTATCTTGATTGGCTAAACTCATTGGCTGGCTAAAAGGCTGTGGGCCTTTAATCTCTTTAAGTAACTCAGCTGCTCGTTGTGGGCTAAAGCGGCCTAATACGTTGCCTATTAAACCAAAAGCGCCTTTAACTATGCCTGCCCCTGGGATGCTGGCTATCTGCTCTTTGAGGTAAACAACGCTATCAATAAAGTTAGATAAAGACTTAGCCGCATTTTCTATGTCTGTGCCTACGTTAGTTATGCCGTCACTACCCGTTAGTGAGTCAATAGCGCCTAACAGGCTTACACCAATAACTTCTGAGGCATTAGATGAGGCAGCTGCAAGCAAAGACATCTGCCCTGCGTAAGTATCAAGGGCTGCCTTACCTGAGCCTGCAAAGCGTTGAGTAAGCAAAGCAATAAGATCATCAAAAGACATAGTTTTAATCTCTGCCTGAGTGAGTCCTAAATTAAGTTGCTTTAATCCTTTTGTATTACCAACATAAGCCTGGCTCAATATGTCAATAGTTGAGGCGTAATCTAAACCGCTGCCACTAGATACATCAAAAGCAAGACCTAAAAGCTTCTCAGTTTTAGCTACTGAGCCAGTAACAGAGGCTAACTGTGCAAATGCTGGGCGTAACTGGTCATCTAATACACCTGTTTGGCTTTGCATTTTAGATATAAAACCCTCAGCATCAACGGCAGCATAAGCTAAGCCAACATTTTTTAAGGTATTGGCTAGTAATCTTTGAGCTTTAATATCCGCACTAGCTGCCTTAACTGATGCTTTACCATAAGCCAAAACGGCTGCAGCGCTAAGGCTTACGCCTAAGGTGCGGCCTAGACTTTTTACGCTACCTGTAAGTTTTTTGGTGGCCTTGTCGGCATCTAAAAAAGCCTTTTTGCCTAAGAATTGGCTGGCTATATTTACTACTAGATCTGTAGCCATTAGGCAGCTCTCCTTGTATGCTCATAAAACATTTTTGAGGCATTTTCCAACGCTTTAATAACAGCTGCATTAGCCCGCCCGTTATCCTCGGCCCACGCTCTAAAAATCAAGCGGCCAGTTAGTTTGCGCCCTGGGCTACCTACTAAACCCTTAGGGCGGGCGTTTACTAGCTGGCCCGTACTGTTGAGGTTATCTATAAACTGCTTACCCGCATTAGGGTTAAGCGAGTTGTTATAGCCTTTACGCTGAGTAGTCCGATCTTGTGCAAAGTAATAAAGCTGAAAATCGCCAGGGCCATTATTGCCTGTGCGATAAATAAAATCTTTCTGTGAAAAGTTAGGTTGGCCCTGTGCATTTTTACGGCCAGCCGTCTCATAGATTGCGCCTGCGGCAGACTTATTAAGAATACGGGCTAAAGCTACAAAGCCATTTTTGTTAGGCTTAGACGGTGATGTGGAATAGGTAATGCCAGCTTTAGCCTCAACTGAGTTAAACTTAGGGAACGGGCGATAAACAAAGTTTTCGGCACCTGATAGGTTTTTAGTCCAGCCTGATAACACCTGACCGTCATTAGGCACGTAACCTCTAGCTACTGTAGTAACAGTTTTTAACGCTGCCGCCATTTGTGTCTGTGTCTCTTTAGATAGGTCAGGTGCAAAACGCTTAAGGGCTACGCGGAGCTGTACGGCCCCTTCTAGCTCTGTTGGCATTTTGCATCTCCTTAGATCTATCGTTTAGGACTTTGAGCATATTTTTAAACATATCTGCATCAAGGTCTAGTAAGTACTGAGGCGCGATACCCGTTTCCACGGCTAGCTGCGCTATGAGGTAACCAAAGTTACCGCGCCCCACTACCCCAAAGGGTCATCATCTAGTACCTCAACCTTAGCTAAGGTCTCTAAAAACTCTGCCCCAAACATAGGTACGGTTTGCCCGCTTGTGCGTAAACACTCCCAGGCTAGCCAGTACACATCGCTCTGCTTTTCATCATCTCTAAAGGCTTTGTGAAAACCTTTTTTAGCGTATAACTCAAAGGCAT